GGCAGGTATCTTCGTTGATCCCACGGGCACGAAGCCCGCTTACGTCCGCTCTGGCATAGAAGTCCAGGTTGTCTGCCACTTTCTTCCTTCCTATCGTTAATGTTTCGCCATCCCCGCGCTCGAAGTGTCCACACGAAAAGCAGTGGGAGTGTCCATCGGAGTACAGAGCATTGGCATCGCTCGAGCCGCACTCGTCGCACGGCCCCTTGCGGATCAGTGTGGATTCTTCGTGGTTCATCGGTTAGGGAAGAGCTTCTCTTTCAGGGTGGGTTTCGCTTGCACGAACCAGCGGGCCTCGAGGCCGCACAGGGTCGCGTCTTTCCTACGGTCTGCGGGGTCTCCAGAGATGCCTATTTCCCGTCCGGAGACCGGGTCGCATAGTTGGGGTCCAGGAGTGAAGTAGCAGGTCTTCCAGCCGCCTATGGACAGGCCCATGGAAGGCACGCTCACTGGGTCGAAGGAGTCGAAGTGCTTGCAGTCCCTGCAGAACTTCATGTCAGTCGAGGTTCCAGGGTGTCTGGATGCCTGCTTCGTCGAGTTCGTCTTCGAGTTCCCAGAGGACCTGAGCTTCGAAGACCGACAGGTTGAGTGCTACGCGCACTTCCGGCTTGTACGTGTCCAGCAGGATCCCGCGCAGGACGACTGCGGTGTCCAGGGGCATCGTGGCTTTCACGTTGCCGTTCTTCGTGTGTTTGACTTTCATGCTTCCCTTGTGAGTAGGCGGACGGCAGCGTCCATGTAGGAGGTGACCAGTGCCGCCTGCTTCTGGTCGTTTGAGGTGATACGGTATGCCCACTCCCGGGCGCGGTTCATGAGAAACTCAGCCTTGTCCGCTGCGCCTTGCAATTCCATAGGGCCGATGTATGAGGCAGGCATCAGAGTTTCTCCGGAGTCCCGAGGATGTAGCGGCAGTAACGCTGGCCGGTCACCGGGTGCTTGCGCAGGCTCGAGTGGATGTTGTAGCCGTGGTCGCGCAGTTCCGTGACGCGGCGGGTGAGGGACTGAATGCTGTGGTCCATAATGGCCTCGCGCTGCGTGATCGAGCCAGCGGTGCGGAGGTGCTTCAGGAGTCGTTGGGTTTGGGTCATCACATCGGCTCCTTCATCTGGCGCTTGATGGTCTTGAGGAACTTGATGAGTCCCTTGAGGTCCTCGAGGCTGTAGTACTGCGCGGGTACCTCGAGGCGGGCGTCCATGCTGGTCACATTCCGCGCAGTCGGGTAATCGACAAGTCCCGGACCCTCATAGAACTGGGTTCCGGTGTAATCGGTCTTGATCATTTGCTCTCTCTCAGAAGGATGTGTTGAACGAGTACAGTGCCCGCTCGGACACCTCATCTCGGATGAACTTCGAAAGCTCGGCTTCGGTGAGCACTAGTACATCGGTGGTGTAGTGGAGAAGATGTCCGTCGCCTTCGTGCTTCGCGCTAAACTTCTTCTGGATTTCGTGTGCGAGCACCATTGCGTGCGTGTGCTCGATGCTCGCTTCTGTGTATTGCCGTTCGCAGGTCTCACGAAAGGCGTACGGGTCTACGGTGGTTCGTGTCCTCAGCGTGTGCTCCCTGAGGAACTTGTCGAGCCTGAAGGCATCAATCATGGTTTAACTCTTCGGTTCTGCTAACCATTCTGGCGGAATGAGTTTGTCGGCATACTTGAAGCCGTTCTTCTCGCACCAGGTAGCGTAGGTGGACTTGGATCCCTTGTACAACGGGGAGGCACTGCGGGTGAACACGAAGCGGACATCGAGATGCGGGTGCTGCTTCTTCACGGCCAGATGCTTGGTGCGGTCTGCCGAGTCGAAGAGACCCTTGCCCTCGACGATGATCCCGTTTGCGAGGATGAAGTCGGGGTTGTAGTTGTGCGGGATCGAGTAGGGGACCTTGAGGGACTCATAGGTGTACTCGACCCCGGCTTCGTCCAACTGCGCGGCGATCTTGTCTTCCAGACCACTGCGCAGCTTCGCCTTCACCTTGACCACCTGATTCTTCTTGGAGAACCAGTTGGCCTTTGCGGCTCGGGCACGGATCTTCATCAGAAGTCGACCGGGCCTTCCGAGTCATCGCTCGACTCGTCGCTGTCGTTGAAGTTCGCCGGTTCCGAATTGTCGGCCACGTAGCCGTCATCGTCGCCTTCCGACTCGTCACCGAAGCCACCACCACCGCCCTCGACGAGCTTGATGATCTGGACGTCGTTCAGGTAGGCCGTAACGCCACCACCGAAGCCCTCGTAGCTCGAGAAGGCACCCTTGACCTTGATGGTCGAGCCAGCGATGCGCTGCAGGCCTTCCGTGTTGCGGATCGGGTTGCCCTTGGCATCGAACAGCTTCGGCTTCTTCTTGCTCTTGAACGTGAAGGTGACCGTGTCGTCATCGTTCTCGACGAACGGCATCTTGATACCTTCCGGCATCACAACCTTCTTGGTCTTCTTGTCGAGGACAGCGAGTTCGTTTGCTTCCTCACGCGCCAGGTCCATGAGGGACTCGGCTTGCGCTGCCGGGATGGTGATGCTCGTCTTGTACTTGCCCTCGGCATCGAACTTGGTGTCCGGAGTGACGAGGTTGGAATAGCCTGCAGCGCCCTTCGGCGTCGTGAAGTTTTTCATGAAGTGTGGTTCTCGGGGTTGGGTCAGTCGTTGAAGTAGGGGTCTTGCGGGATGAAGGCGTTGCGGCCTTCGAGGGAGTTGAGGTCGTAGCCGAGGGCCATGAAGCCCACAGCAACGTCCAGGGGCATCGGGTCAGCGGTGCCGAATTCTTGGTCGTCCATCGTGTGTTCCGTGATGTTGTACAAGATCGTGTTGTACAGAAAAACAAGCGGGCCGGAATTGGCCGGGTCTTTCTTTCTATAGTGCGTCCTAAATGCAAAAAGGCCCCGTAGGGCCTTGTATTACGTGGTGTTGTACAGATTATGCGAACGCGTACGGCGACTGCTTGATCAACTGCAGGTCCAGGGTGCCCTTCGCGGGGAGGCCTAGCTTACCGAGGTCCTTCATGCTCTTCTGCAGCTTCGTCATGACAGCAGCGTCCTCGCACGTCGAGACCAGTTCCATCATGTCATCGACCGCATTCGTCAGCACGCCCTCGAGCGGCTCGTTGTCTTCGTACATCTCAACGAACGCTTCGCGGATCATGCGATTGAACTTGGGCATCTGATTAGGCAAGGCCGCGAACGAGTCGTGGATCAGCAGGAAGTCGTTGATGCCATTGTCGACGCACTTGAGCACGCTGAGGCCCAAATGCGCACCATCGAGCGAATGCACGAAGTTCGGGGCGCACGAATTTCTGCACTTGTGCTCCAAAAGCTCCTTGGTGTAGCCCATGACAATCTGCGGGTCATAGCGCACCGGGACGTTGACATCACGGCTCCACAGGGTCATCTTCAGGCGCTTGACGTTCGGCTTGTAGTACGCGTTCTCCACCGGGAGGCCGAGGGGGGTGACCCATCGCATCGGGATGTTGTGACGCGCCAGGATGCCTGCGACCTTCTGCAGCCATTCCATCGCATCAGCAGCGGCCTTCACGGTCTCCTTCACAGCCGCCATGATGTGCGCAGCCAGGTAGTGCGCAGCCGGTACTTGCTCTGCCCACTCGGTGCCGAAGATCTCGCGGCCTTTACCTTCAACGTCGATGATGTCCTCGACCAGCTGGTCCGCGAAGCCTTTTTGCTTGCTCCCGTACACGAACGTCATAACGGCACGCTTGCAGACCTTGCGGTCGATGCCGTAGTCGATCCACTTCTGCGCCCACTGGGCCTTCTCCGGGTCCATCAGATCAGCCTGGACCAGCGGCAGCACGATGGTCGATGCCTTGCGGTAGACGTCCTGCGGGAGTTCCGAGGGCAGCAGGTTCACATAGCTGCCACCTTCCGGGTCACGGAGGAGGGCAGAGAAGTGCTGCAGGCCCGAGCACGAACCGTCGACGGCGACCGGGATGTGACACACGTAGCCTTCGGGATCCTTCATGTAGCCGTCGAGCGCCAGGCACGCGGCCAGGTAGCAGAACGGGCTGTCAGCGCCTTGCCACAGGGGCAGTGCAGCCAGAGGGTCTTCAGCGATAGCGCGGACGGTCGACAGGTTCTCGTCAGTCCACTGCACGCGACGGTCGTGAGAGGCCTTGTCCATGGCGAGACCATCCACTTTGAACGCGCCAGTCGTGGCCACGTGCCACTTGAGCCAGTAGACGCCGTCCTCGTTCAACACCTCGCCTCGGGCCAGTTCATACAGCCCCTTCGCGAAGTCCGCTCTCTGATGATTTAGACCCGGACGCGCATAAACGCGACCACGCCAATCGTCCGTATGCGGCTGCCATAGCGGAGCGCCAACATACTGCTTGGCTTCAGCGATGGCCGACCGGATTGCGTTGCGCTTGGCGCGGATGGCCGCGTTGTCCTTGCGCATCTTGACGGCCTTCTTCGGCTCCTCGTCCTTGGCGATCTCGAGCGGCTTGCCCGGGACCTTGCCGACAGCGATGCCCGACACGAAGCAGTGCTCGAGAACCTCGAGAACCTTCGCATTGAGCATCAGGGGCACGTCCTGGACAGCATTCAGGGCACGGACGAACGGGGCGTTAGCTTTCGCGGCCTCGTCGATCAGCTTGCGGACCTTCTTGTTAGGCGTGGACACAAGCGGGACCGTCTTGGCGACCCGTTGGTCATTGTAGGCACCAGTGTCGAGGGCGGTCCAAGGGTTCGGACGCGTAACCATGGGCTGGTAGACCGGGTGCATGAACTGCTGAATCTCAGTCATGTTGTCCATCTCGGTCTGCGCGGCCTCGGTGAACTTCAGGGTCGTGCCACCAGTGAACTCATCGCCTTCAACCGTATGGAACATGTCCATCGCGGGCAGGGCAATGTTGATTAGGTTCAGGCCAACCTTGATGAACTCGTCGGGCGTGCGCTCTTCGCCAGCAGCCTCGAGCAGGTCGACCCCTTTCTTCTCGCCAGAGCGGGCCGAGGTGACCTTGCGACCGACCAGCTTCTGCAGTTCGGCCTTGGCTCCCTTGTCCTTCTCGGCCTTGGCTTGCTCCGCGAGCTTCAAGCTGGCCATCTCGGCCTCGACCTCGAAACCGATGGTGTGCGCCATGTCCGTGACCGTGCGGTCGATGGCCGCGCCGTTGAACAGGGTACGCAGGGTGATCGCCGTGAGAAGCTCATGGTCGACCATCGCCAGCACAGCAGCGTGAGCCGCAGGGCGACCACGGCCCTTGGCAGCAACCTCGGCAGCAGCCGTAGCGAACGCCACGACAGCCTTCTGGAAGGCCGAGGAGAACAGCTTGTTCTGGTTGCGAGCGATGTCCCCTGCATACAGGGCACGTTCGTTGTTGTCGGCGTAGCGTTGGGCACCACGCTCGATCATCGACGCTTCGAGATCAGCCTGGCGGGCGTAGTTCAGATCGAGATCAGTAAGGTTCATGTGGTGCTCCGTGGTGTTCGTTGAGTTGTTGCTATCTTACCGTGCGTCACCGCACAATGCAACACGAAGTTGTACAAGAAAAAGGTTGCGGTGCTATAGTGCGGCCTAATTCCAACCCCTTGATTTTTCGTGAGATTCGTTAGAGAGCCTCTGGGTGAATTAGGACGCACTATAGAAAGGGGACCCTTCGGGTGTCCTTCGGACGCAGACCAGCAATGAAGAACGAATTAGGACGCACTATAGAAAGGAGACCCCATCAAGGGGGTAGGGGGTCCTTAGAGACCCTAGGATCCTTAGGGTTATTCCTAGGACCATAGAACCTGAGAGTGTTTTTCATTAAGGGTGTTTTTCTAGGATCAACCTAGGGACACCTGATGTACCTTTGGATCACCACGAGAGTCCCCAGGACCCTACACACACCGAGGCGACACAGCGCCAACAGCAACCATAACTATGGTCGCCCTCGGGAATACTAGGGACTCCCGTGATGGTCCTTTTTCCTGTACAACACCGAACAATACAACATGGTGTCGTGTACACACAAGGATGTCAGTGACTGACGAGAGCCATGGAGTCACCGGTGGTGTGCAATGCCCCACAGAATTCCCTCCAGTTTCCTCTACAGAATCTTCAGTAGATACCGTAAACTCCTGGTACACCACGGAACACCAAAGGTCACTGGGGAGACCAACATGCACTTCATCATCGGCTTCGTTCTACTCGTCCTGGCCTTCGGGTTGTTCCCGAGGGTAGCCCTGGCCTTCACGGTCCTTGGTGCAGCAGGTATCGCAGCGTTCTTCGCTGTGCTCCACTTTCTACCCTAGCCCTCCCATACCAGCCGGGAGGGTCCCCCAAGACCATGGTGCAACGCCATGGCCTCGTCTACCCGCAATAGGTAGGCTCGAGCGTGCCCTTTCGATTGTTCGGCCATCCACCGTAACCGGATACTCTCTCTCGCTCCCGAGAGGGCACCCTCAAGCCAATTTTCCAGCAACGTGAAAATGGTCTTTTCCCAAAGGGCCAAAGAATTTTTACGGGGGCCTACTTTCGTAGCCCTAAATTTCTGGATTTTCCCCTACGGCCTCACGCTCTGCCCTCAGGGGCACCGTGGGGTTATCCTTCCAGTTCTCAGCCCGCCTCGGGCACACCCCCTCAGATCACCGGAATTCACCCCTCGTCGTGCGTCACCGAGCCTCACGGCAGACGTCAGGCCCCCTACGAAGCACGGATAGGGTTTGCAAGGCCTCCAATGGCCCGCCATGCCTCCGCTAGGGGTCGGTTGGTAGGGTAGTAGCCAAACCATCGGCAGGCCCTCAAAAGGGCTGTAAGAACTCCTGTGAAGCTTAATCGCCATTCGCTTCCTCGCTTGTCTACAGGCCTGTAGAGCGGCCCGCAGTGTGCCAAGCTATGTCGGCACCTCCAGACCCTCACGAACCCGTTAAACGGCCCTGTAGATACCCTGCATCACGTATGCACGGACGAACGCCTACAGCCCTGAGGGTTCCCAGGGTCTAAGGAGTACGGACGAGTGCCTACAGGCCCGCATGGAGCCTTTCTTTCTAAACCGTCGACAAATAGCAAAAGCCCCGCGTATTGCAGGGCCTCAGCTATTGACCGTCATGGCCGCGAATGATCCGGATTTTTCCAGGTAGTTCTATGGTGACTGTGCCTCCCATGGTTGACGATAGCTCCAATGCTAACGCCTGGGTCAGCGCGTGGACTAACTCAGGCGTGGGCTTGATTGCCCTGGCGTATGCCTCCAGGGCTTGCGATACGGGTTTAACGCTGGGGCGCATTGTTGGCACTTCAGTAGTGGATTACCTGTCCGTCGAGCTTGTCACACGCAGCGCCGAAGTTTGATGCGCTGCCGCTAAGTTTATCGACCACAAGCATTACCTTGTCTTCTGACACACTGCGACGCAAATCAACAATGGTCGCGCAAATGCCCCCTTCGTCATAGAGCTTGTACGAATTCCCGTGGTAGGGCGTTACTTTAAACCCGGCCTTACGGATGAATTTCTCAGCGGCTGTATTTGCGGGGTTTTTCATGCGGACACCTTAGCGGGTTGATACGTGGCGAACGTACCGTTAGAGTAACTCGCGCCATTGAGACCGGACGTTACCCGCAACACCTGCAGGGCGTGGATGATTTGGTCTAGGGTCATACAGCCCCAACAATTTCGTTTGCAGGGTTATCCAAGTACCGCACTGCCGCCTCTTCGCTTGCGAAAAACAGGAGCTTACGGGTCTCCTCATCCTGCGCGAGAGCCCCTGAGCTAAACCACCGGATGGAGTAGCTATCGTTGTATGGGGTAACTGAAAACTTCCTACGGCCCCTGGTTACTACTATGTATCCGTTACGGTCTCTTTGCATGATGGTCAGAGATAAAGAGTAAGCAACAGCCCCGCGCATCCCGCAAGGCAGAGAAAGACAGCCGCACCTAAAAGGAGCGCGGCAGGGTCGATTCGGTTAGCGATCATCGGCGCACGGTCTCAGGAAACATCTCAGCCGTGAACGAGCAACGCACGGGAGCGTGGACGTAATCCGGATCGTCTTCACGGAGTTCCGCTTCTTTCTCGTCGCGTGCTTCTTCGCACAGTTCATCGAACTTCGCCCAATCAACGCAGTCCTGCCAAGCGTTGTAAATGTCCTCATAGAGGTTTTCGTAAAGCTGCATATCCCATTCGCCAGCTTCTTCGCCTGTGGCGCGGATTGCCGCACGGATGAGTGTTTCGAATTGGTTGTGATCCCATTCGCTAACGTCACCCCAGGTTTCCCATTCGGGGCTGTAGAAAGAGTGGAAACCGTCACGTGACGTGTGGCGCTCCCGCGCTACTTCATCCATGGCCTTGCGGTTGATACTCGCGAACAGATCGCGGATTGCGCCAAGGTCAGCCCAGGCATACACGCGGTCCGTAGTGAAGTTGTATTCACGCGGTGATTGCATGCCTTCGAATTCCAGGGAAAGCCCCGGAAACACGTTGTGCTCGAACGCATCAGCGAACACGCCAACGTACGCCTTAGCGATGTCTGCATGTGCCTTGCTGTAGTCAGCACAACGCCAGAGGATGTCCGCAACGTCCGCTTGTTCCAGGCGCAATTCAACGGGGACGCACTCTTCAACTTGGCGATCTTCCGTGTAGTACTCTGCTTCGCGCTCTTCAACGGAATCCAGTTCCGAAGAGAAAACGGAGTTGTACATGCCAGCAAACGGAACTTGGACGATCACTCTTTCGGACATGGTTGCACCTTGGTTGGTTGGTCTCATCAGTCAGCGCCTTACGCTGAGACCCTCATTAGAGGGTTTCGACCTTGGTTCCCTTAGCCGATCACCGATGCACTAGTGACCGGCGGATGACTCTTCTGGACATTTTGATCCTGTATGACAGTGTGATGTGTTGTACAAGTCACATGCGGACCATTGCGGCCTTTATGCTCGAGACAGAGTAGGGAGCGCCGTCAGGGGTCTTCGTGATCCCTGCCGCATGCAGTTCGCGCAGCATGGCTTTTGCGCACTCTTCCTTACTGTACGAACGCTGTTTGAAGATCACGTAGTTGCGGGCCATGTTATACAGCGTCTCGTCATTGTTGATCCACACCGACACATTCCAGTGATTCCAGTTTCTGTGGCCGTTGTACCCGCTGCTCTTTGCCATTTTGTTTCCCCGTGGATTCGTTGAGATTCGTTAGTGTTCGTTACTGTTTAGAAGTACATGCCACTGAAGATTCGGGCTGCGAGGAGGCGCAGGGTTGACCACTGGATCACTTCGCACAGTTCATTAGCTGCGTGGCGACTGCGGACTTCGTTAAGCTTCGTTGCGGTCTTGCTCATCTCGTTACTCCTTTGTGTTCGTTGCTGCGATGGATGAACTATAGCAAAGCGTTTTGAGTTGTACAAGTAGGTACAGCAAAAAGATTCGTCTGCCTGTCGAAAACACGCCACGGTCAATCCCAGGCAACTATTTTTAAACCTCGGTCCCCTGTATCCCCCACGCCACGCACACATCACTAGAGGGATCACCACAGGCACCAATGCACCACTGGATCACCACAGGCCCTAAACGCCTGCAGATCACGCCTGATTCCATGTCCGTCAGATAGCCCATCTGATCGAATCCGTTACGAATCAATGGGTTGCAAAGGCAAGGCACACGGCGCGGCTCGAATCCCCCGCCAGACAGTACCCCCCATGGTCTCTATGGAAGGCTTTCCAAAACTCCGGTAAAGCCTCAGCCGTTGTTGTTGTTGTTGAGGATTGCTGAGTGGTGGCTTCCGCCCAAAACACAGACCCCCCCTAGGGTCCCCCACCGGTCCCTAAACTGACCTGCCCCCTTTTTACTACAGGTACCCCCGGACCCCCGGAGGGTGCCCAAAGTTGTACAACATTCCCCCCACGCAACCCATGAAGAACGTCCACAAGTACCTGGCACACCCATGGGGCCGCGAGGTTTGGTTCACTCAGGACCCCAAGGCCCTAGCTGCCCTGGGCAAGAAGTTCAGCCTGAATACCGGCCCCGAGATCACCACGGATTCCATGGGCCTCTGTTGGGGCACCGCGACCCGAGTGCTCGTCATCTGGGTACGCCCAGGGGCTGACGTGTCCGTGCTCACCCATGAGTGCTGCCACGCGGCCCTGGACATCCTCGACTACGCAGGGATGAACCCGGCGCATTCCAACGGGGAACCCATGTGCTACACGCTCCAGCGAATGATTGAAGCGTTCGCACCCCATCTCCTCCCTCCTCCGGAAACGGAGACTTCATCTCAGAATTATTAAGGTGCCCTAGGGGCACACATCCCCAAGACCCCCATGGCACTCGAAACTGGTACATACATCTCGGACCTGGTAGCCACCAACCCGGTAGGCTCCGATCCCATCGCATACGCAGACGATCACCTCCGTCTCATCAAGTCGACGCTCCTGGCTACCTTCCCCAAGGTCAAGGGAGCGGTCTCCGCTACGCACGAAAACCTGTCCAACGGGACCCCGGTGGGTCTCATCGCAATGTGGTCGGGTGGCTCGATCCCGGCAGGCTGGGCACTCTGTAATGGCCAAACGGTGGCCAAGGCAGATGGGTCGGGTAACATCACCACGCCTGATCTCCGTGACCGATTCATCGTCGGCACCGGGGGTTCCTACGGGGCAGGGGCCACAGGCGGTGCAGCAACCATCATCCTCTCGGTAGCCCAGCTTCCCCCGCACAACCACCCCGCCTCCACGGATTCCCAAGGTAGTCACCAACACACTGGACAGACAACCACCAACGAGGATCACGTCCACACGATGCCGAACCTCGGCTCCGTGCAAGCTGGTTCGGACAACGGGGGTGCGAACGTACCGGTCAGTACCGGGTATGGCTCGAGCCGCTACATGTCCCCTACGGATCCCGCAGGGAACCACTTCCACACCTTTACCACGGACCCTGTAGGCCCTCACGCCCACAACGTGTCAGTGGGCAACACGGGCAGTGGCGCGGCCATCGAGAACCGTCCCCCTTACTACGCCCTGGCGTTCATCATGAAGATCTAAGCCATGGCCATCGAATCCGCTCAGTACCTCAACCAACTCGTCGCGGCGAACCCGCTGTCGACCGACTCCGTGTCCCAGGCTGACGACCATCTCCGGATGATCAAGTCAGTACTCCTCTCCACGTTCCCGAACCTGGACAGCGCGGTCACCGCAACCCCAAAGCAACTGAACAACCCGGTGCCCCAAGGGGCCGTGATCCTGTGGTCTGGGGCGCTAACAGCGATCCCCACGGGATACGCGCTGTGCGATGGGACCCAAGGGACCCCGGATCTCCGGAACAAGTTCGTCATCGGGGCAGGGGACCAGTACGCGGTCTCCGCAATCGGTGGTGACGTTTCTACGGGCTTCAGTGGTGCTCACACGCACACTGAGAACCAGTCCACGGCAAACCTGCAGGTCTCCTCTCTCGCAGTCGCTGCGGGTGCTGGTCAGTCTGTGGTCTCGTCAGTGGTGGCCCAGGGTCACGTCCACACGATCAACCAGGTGGGCGACCACACGCACTCCTGCCTCCCTCCGTACCTGGCTCTCGCCTACATCATGAAACTGTAACCAATGACTCCCGAAAATTTCACATACTGGCTAAATGGTTTCGTAGAGTTGACAGGGTCGATACCTCCGTCTGAGGGGCAGTGGAAGTCGATCTGCGAACACCTGTCCACAGTGTTCTCCAAGATAACGCCGCCCGTTCAGGTAGCCGGTGGTGCTAACAACCTGCAGCAACAGCAGATGCAGATGCCACGCCTTCAGGACTACTGGACACCCGCGTTCCCCGGTCAGATGACCGTAACCTGCTGATTAAATTATGGCCAACCTCCCGCTTCGCCAACTGGGGGGCGTGGGGGTTATCACCGACGCTTCTCCGTATGATCTTCCGCCCAATGCCTTCTCGGCGGCAAACAACGTGATCTTCTCCGAGGGCCGCATCCAGCGTGCCCCGGTCTTCAAGCAACTCTTCAACCCGATCCGCTCGACGCTCTCGTACGATGCGGGCACAGGCTCCTACGATGCCAACTCGGCCCTCTACAACTCTGCGGAAGGCGGTAGCTCTAACGCTTCTCGCTTTGTCGGTAGCTACACCGATCCCACTGCCGGTGAGACCGTATTTGTGGCAGACAACGACGGAACCATCCGTGCCTACCCTGGCAATGTGATGTCCTTCCAGACCCCGACCACGGGGACTGTATCCAACGACAACGCCTGGTCTCACGCCCAGGTCGCCGGTCTGTCCTTCCTGGCCCGCAAGGGCATGCGCCCGTACGCTCGGAACATCAAGAGCGACTCCCAGTACTCCCTCATGGGCGGCGACTGGGTGGCCACGGACCAGGCGAGCATCGTGCGGGGCTTCAAGGGCTACTGCATCTGCCTCGGGATCAACAAGAACGGCACCGACTACCCCACGATGGTGAAGTGGTCGAACCCGCTTCAGTACTCCACGCCGGTCTCCGGTCTCCAATGGGACCCCGCGAACACGAACTACGTGGCCGGTGAGAATGTCATCGGTGACATGAAGAACCCGATCCGCGATGGTCTCTCCCTTGGCGAGGCCTTCATCATCTACTCCCAGAACCAGTTGTGGCTCATGGAGTACTCGGGCGACCTGAACGTCTTCAACTTCCGCAGGCTCCCCTTCGAGGGCGGCATCATCAACACGAACTGTGTGGTCGAGGTCGAAAGCAAGCACTTTGTATTTGGCGACAATGACATCTACGTCCATGACGGCATCAGCCGCCAGTCGATTGCAGATGGCCGCGTCCGTCGCCGCATCTTCAGCACACTGGACCGCAACAAGCAGCAGTTCTGCTTCGTGGCTCACGACTCCGTGTCGAAGCTACTGCACTTCTGCTACGCGACCTTGCAGGACGAAGCGTCCTTCGCGGGCACTCAGTTCTGCAACCAGGCCGCGTCGTACAACTACAAGAACGACACCTGGTCCTTCATGGACCTGCCGAACATCGTCGGTGGGGCAGAGGCCAATGCTTCGCTCGTTAAGAACTCGTTCCCGGACGTCACGAACAGCTACACCCTGTTCAACACGGCCTATTCGAGCTTCTCGGGTGGTGGCACGCCGAAGCTGTCGATCATGCTCGGGGTATACGACCAGTCCAAGGGCCTGTCAGATTCCTGCGTGTATGCCGTCGACCTCCCGACCGTAGGCCTGGTGAACCTTCCAGCTAACACCGAGACGCTCAAGCCCGCCTACGTGGAACGCGTGGGGATCTCCCTGGATACCCAGGGCCTCCCGCTGCGTTCGTACAAGACGGTGCAGTGTGCGGTCCCGGAGTCGTTCTTCGACGACAGTACAGGTACGTTCACGTTCGAATTCGGCTCCTCGGATCTCCCGGAGCAGACGCCGAACTATCGGTCCAAAGCAACCTTCAACCCGAGCAGCGACTACAAGCTCGACATGATGGTCTCCGGGCGCTACCTGTCCTACAAGGTCAGCACCCCCTCGATCTCTAACTTCCAGATCTCTGGCATGGATGTCGAAGTCAAGTCGCTGTCCCGGAGGTAACCCATGGCAGTCACTTTCACCGTACCCCTTCAGAACTACGTCCGCGCAGCACAGCCCCCATTAAAGGGATCCGAGGCCCAGTGGCTTCAGGAAGAGCTAAAGAAGCTCGAGCGTTCGGTCGCCGCTATCAACGCGGCACTGACGCAACTTGCTGCGCGGGTCACGTAACCCTTCAACCGAGAGAGTAATGAACTTCAGTCTGATCGCTGACGACCTCAACGTCCAGCCGCTCCAGGACCGCATGGTCCAGCACCCCGAGCTTTTCGGTCTCTACGACTTCCGCAAGGCTCACCCCCAGTCGCCGCATCGAAACATGACGGACATCTGGCTCCACTACAACGACATCCGCCCGTTCATCGAGCGCGGTGACTTCACGGGCCTCAACGACCCGCATGAGCCGATCTGGTATCCCGTGGCGTTCGATATGCCCGAGGTCTTCCCGGTGGTGATGAAGGTGATGGAGTGCGTCGGGGCCAAGCGTCTGGGGTTCGTCCTGATCACGAAGGTGCCCCCTGGTGGTCGCATTGAGCCGCACGTAGACCGTGGGTGGCATGCAGGCTACTACGACAAGTACTACGTCCCGATTCTCAACAAGCCGGGTTCCACATTCAACTTCCCTGATGGGGTGATCGCTCCGAACGAAGGTGAAGCATGGTGGTTCCGGAACGACGTGCCTCACTGGGTCATCAACGACTCGGACACAGACCGCATCGCAATGATCGTCTGCATCGAGCCTAACGACCGATTAGCCCATGACTACCGTAACAAACCTCTTTCACGAAAGGAAGGGGACATTCGAGTTTGACCTCCTGACCAAACACTTCTTCAGTGACGGCCTTTATGCGAAGCAGATGACGCTTCCTAAAGGCTGCATGGTCGGCACGCACGCTCACACGTACAACCACCTCAGCATTCTCTCCTCGGGCCGCGTGACAGTCCGCACGGATGACACGTCCACCGACTACTCGGCCCCGGCGTGCATCGAGATCGCTGCGGGAGTCCACCACAGCATCCAGGCCCACGAAGACGCGGTCTGGTATTGCATTCACGCCACCGACTGCGCTGACCCCGATAAGGTCGACGAAGTTCTGATACAGAAGGAGTAAACATGCCAGCAGGTTGGGCAGCAGCAGGCGCAGCAGCTATCGGTGCCGTAGGCTCCATGGCATCAGCGTCGACCGCAGCAGACGGTCAAAAGGCGGCGGCGGAAGCCGCAAACAGCCCCTGGTCCCAGGCACAGCCCTTCATCAGTGGCGAGTTCCAAGGGTCCCAAGACGCGCTCCACAATGCCCTGGGCATGGGAACGTACAGCGGACCCCGCGTAGCTGGTCTGAATCCCTACCAGACCCAAGGAGCCGACCAGACCGCATCCTACGCGAACGGTAACGGCATCAACACGGCAAACCAGTTCTACAACACTGGTATGGGCCTCACGCAGACGGGTTCGCAGTATGGCACCAACGCCCAAGGACTCCTAGCGCAGGCACAGCAGGACCCGACCCAAGGGTTCATGAACTACGCAAACGGACTGGCGAACAGTGATATGGCCACGCAGATGGTCAACGCAGCCAACCGCGATGCCTCACGGAACCTGAACGAGTCGCAGCTTCCCTCGCTGGCTGTAACGGCTGCAGGAAACGGTAACACAGACTCCACACGTACCGGGGTGACCCAAGCGATCCTCCAGCGCAACGCTTCGGAGCAGATGGCCGACACAGCGGCACAGATCCGAGGCCAGCTTTTCAACACGGGCCTCCAGACGGCGCAGTCGCAGTACAACGCCAACTCGGATCGTGCCCTCACGGCGAACAACCAGATCGGCAACGCGTACCAGATGGGATCCTCGGCGCTCCTCAACGGTCAGCAGGCGAACGGCAACAACTTCGACCAGTTGAACGCAGCGGGCGGCCTGTACCAGAACCAGCAGCAAGCCCAGTACGGAGCAGCGCAGCAGCAGTTCCAAGAGCAGCAGTCCACCCCGCTGAACCTTTACGGCCAGTACATGAACGTGATCAACGGGAAGTGGGGCGGTCAGCCAGTCAACCCGATTGGGCCTTCAGTCGCAGGTGCGGGACTCCAAGGTGCGGCGGGTGGCGCAATGATGGGCGCGGGTATCTACGACAAGCTCGGTGGATACAGCAGCACAGGCGGCACCAACTTCAACAACAGCGGCTTCACGATGCCTGGCGGCAACGACTACACCACACAGGCCACCACGGCGATGAACGCATCACAGGCCCCCGCAGGTCTCAGCGCGTTCGGCTACTAAGGAGGCCCCAATGGCTTACTCGTTTGACATGCCTCCGGGCATTGACCCGCGCGATGATGGGTCCCACAGCCTCCCGGCGTACCTGGGGCAGGCACTGCAGTTCTATGGGACCGACAAGTCCACGGACCTGCCGTACTACCTCAGCTACCCGATGAACAACCAGGCCGGACAGTCGATGTTCGGCGGCGGCGCTCCCATGCAGTCCCCCGTGGCGCAGGCAATGGCCCCGCAGCAGGCCCCGCAGACCCCCGTGGCGCAAGCCATGGATCCGCAGTCCCCGCAGACTCCGATCACCCAGGCCATGGGCGGCTACCCTAACTCCGATGCCATCCAGGCGATGTTCGCAAACCAAGCTACGAACCCGTCGATGTCTATGGACAACGGTCTGATCGCAGCCGGTTCCGCGATGATGGGTGGCAAGGACTTCAAGACGGGCATGGCTGACGCAGGTAAGGCGTTCAATGACAACTTCGACTCGACGCTCAACCAGCAACGCGAACTGAACACGCCCAGGGTCACCCCGGTGGGCCAGGACGGCGCGTTCTCGATGGTCCAGATGCCTGGCCAGCAGCCGCAGGTTCTGCCGAACAGCCAGGTCCAAGACTACGTCCTGGGCAAGGTCAGAGCGCAGAAGATGCTCGAGATGAACAACAAGATCGGTGAGAACACCATGGAGGCGCAACGGGCCGCCATGAAGCAAGACCAGACGAACGGTAATGCTGCGATCCCGGTGCTCACGAACCTCCAGCAGTCTCAGGCGGGAATGGACGCTGCGCGGAACCTCACGGAGACGCTCAAGACCGACTCGAGCCGCGCTGGGTACCTCAAGGCTTACTCAGCGCTCCCTTCGATGGCCCAGCGTGCTGCAGCGGCGGTGGGTGGCGGCTCGATGGCGCAAGCGGCTGCGGACTACAACACTCTGAATAACGCCAAGATTGACGGCGCGAAGATGGAAGTTGCAGGCCTCAACGGCTCACTCAGTAATGACGAGTGGACCCGCGCAGTTGGATCGGTCCCGAGTCCCTCGGATTCCCCGGCTGTCTGGGATGCGTATTACGAGCGTGCCAACCCGATCCTCAAGAGCCGCATGGACTTCTATACGGGAGTCGTTAAGCGTGGCAGTGAGGCGGCAAACCGTCCGATAACCCCGTACGGCTCTAACGGTCGTCAGGACCTCGGTGTCCCGCAGGCCCCTGCAGCGCCCCAAGCAACTCCTCCTACCAGGTCGTCCACCGGCGCTGGCTACCAACCCGTGCAGGTATCGAGCTTCGCGGAAGCAAGCAAGCTCCCGAGCGGCACGATCTTCACTGACCCCAACGGTAAACAAAGAAAGGTTCCTTAAACCATGGCAGATTCCTGGGACTCGTTCCCTATCGCAAGCCCGATGGACATTGCATTGGACGCAGAGGGTGCGAGTCCCCAGGACGCCGCAGTTGCCCGCAGCATCTATCAGCAAGAGTCCGGAAGCGGCAAGAACACGAAGACGTCCAACGCGGACGCCCACGGCGGGATGCAGATTATCCCCGCGACGTTTCACTCCGTGGCCGACAAAGGATGGGACATCAATGACCCCGTCGACAATGCTCGAGCAGGTGTCCGGTACATCAAGCAGTTGTCGGAGAAGGCCGGGGGTGACCCCGCGCTGACAGCCGCAGGCTACTACGGTGGCCCCGGTGCAATCGACAAAGCACAGAAGGGCATCGCAGTCAGCGATCCCCGCAACCCCAACGCCCCGACGACCCTCCAGTATGGCCAGCAGGTCGCTGGTCGGATCGAGAAGGGGAACTGGTGGGACAACTTCCCGCTAGCTGATGCTTCTTCCGGTGCGTCCACAGCGCCTCAGCAGGCCCCGCAAGACGCAGGCAATGCCCAGGTAGCCTCAGGTGCAGTACAGGCCCAAGGAGCGCCCTCTGGACAGCCCACGCAAGCTGCTTCCGCCCCCGCGAACCCGGACCCTAACGGATACGGCGCACCTCCCCCGAGCGACAACATCCAGTTCGCTCTCCCAGGCCAGAAGTCACCGGCGCAGATCGCAGCCGAGCAAGCAGCCCAACAGCCGCAGAAGGGCTGGTTCCAACGCGCTGCGGACGAGGCCACCGACTCCCCCATCGAAGCCCTCGGTAACGCGGCTCACGGTGTGGTTGATGGCCTCACGTTTGGTATGGCCGACAAGGCCGGTGCAGCCCTCAACGCGGCGGTCAACTACCAAGATGGCGGCTCGTTCTCGGATCGCTACCATAACGTCCTTGGCCAAGTGCAGGACTACGAGGACAAGTCTCCGGCGTTCCTAACTGGCCAGATCGGCTCGGCCTTCGTGCCTGGTGCGGGTGACATCTCCTTGGTCAACAAGGCCATCGAAGCCGTTCCCACGGCCTCCCGTGCTGCCCGAGTGATGGCCGGTGGTGCCGCAGGGATGACCGAGGGTGCCGCACAGGTCCTCGGCCACGCAAACTACCTCGACGACGTCACCCCAGGGCAGCTTGCAACTGGCATGGGCCTGGGAGCGGTAGGTGGTGGTCTTGGTGGTGCTTTCACAAAGGCTACCGACAACCAACTCTCAAACTCGTTCCTGCTGAAGGCAGGCAGCGTCGAGGGTGGGCAGCGTGACGCCCAGATCCTATCCGATCTCCAGTCCCTGGCAAGCCGCGCGACACAGGATGGCACGAAGCTCGGCCCTGCCGATGCCAATGCACTTGCTCGCCGCTACACGCAGGAAGCTGCCGACCAGCTTCGTCAGATGCCGAAGACGGAAGATCGTCAGGCGCTCCTGAGCGCCCTCAACCGCGCTCGGGGACTCAGCGACGACCAGATCAGCGCTCTGCGCCAGCTTCCCAATGGCGATGCGGTGGCGGATGCGATCCAGATGCACCAGCGGACCCTTGCGCTGACCTCCCCGACCCCAGCGAACCTGGGGAAGGTGGCCAGCCTCGCCCGTATGTTGGTCGACAACGGTGCTCTGCATGCGGTCTCCCATGTGGTCCCTGGTGGGAGCCTTCTCACGCTCGCCCCGGTGCGTCACTACGTGATGGGCGCGCTGCTCGGTGGGCGTACGAACCGTACAGCGAACATCGCGTCGGCTCTGCAGCAAGGCCCCATGGCCCAGGCGTTCCTCAAGCGCTTCGGGCAGGGCACCGCTAACCAGAGCGCCCAGGACCTCGCTCAAGCCGCTCAAGCGGCCCAAGCAGCCCGTGCAGCAGCCCAGACGGCAGGCCAGGACGCCCGAGGATTCAAGCAGGGCGACAGCGCTTTCCAACGTGCCCAAGCAGCGGCCCAGCAGGCACGCCAGCAAGCCCAAGCCGCAAACCCGTTCACCCCAGAGGCCCAAGCGGCAGCAAGGGACTACATGTTCCGCGCTCAACAATCTGGACAGGCGAACCGTGCTGGTATGGCTCAACAGTCCCAGCAAGCCGCGCAAGCAGAGGCGTCCGTGGGTCCGCAGATGAACGCAACCCAGGCCAAGGCAGCACAGGCTTACGCCAAGCAGCAGGCCGAGCAGCTTGCGGCCCAGATCGGCCCTCAGGTCACCCCCGCTCAGCGTGCGGCGCTCCAAGCCCAAGAGGCAGCGAACGCAGCCGCGTCGAAGGAGTCCCTGAAGACCCAACTGGCGCAGAAGCAGGCCCTCGCGGACCAGTTCCACAGTGATCCGACCAACTTGCTTGGTATGTCGAACCAGTTCGGCCCTCCACGCAATGCGGATCAGATGTCCGAGTTCTCGAAGGTCATGCGGAGCCAGGCCGAAGCTGCCGCCATGGGTCCCCAGGCCCCAGCGTCCCCGGCTCTCCAAGCGGCCCAAAAGGCCCAAGCGAAGGCTGAGGTGGCTACTCCAGGCAACGTCGCGGTGTGGCGCAATTCCGATACGGACATCCCGGTCACGGTAAAGCACGTCGAGCCGCAGCCAGGCCCAGATGGGCGCACGTACGTCCGAGTCGATCACAACGGCCAGGAGACGTTCGTCCCCGCAGACGAGCTTCAGCCCGCAACGAAGGCCGCACAGGCTCACGTTAAGGCGCAGGCTGCGGAGCGTCGTCTCACCAGCGTAATGGACGGCAGCTTCAACGCTCCCGGCCTGGACACTGGCCACGGACGACTCACGGAACTGATGTCTCACGTCGGTACTCCCGAAGGTCCCATCAGCAACGCCACGGGTCTCCCGACCCTGCAGCGGATCGCCAACGATCATCCCACGCTGGCCCCGAAGATCACCCAACTGATGACCTCAGGAGCCAAGGAGATCGACCGTGCATCGTTCTACGAGATCCAGCGCCTCCTCAAGGCGGAGCATGGTGATCGCACGCCGCAAGCGCTCGCTGAACGGGACGCACGGAGGGCCGCTCAAGCTGCTCCTGCAGGCCCGTCGCCCATCGCACAGGCCACTGGGGACATCCAGAGCGTTCCCGCGTGGAACTCGGCCAAGGAAAGCCGCCAGATCATCCAGAAGCAGGCATTGGCGCAAGCCCAGGACCCTGAAGTTCAGAAGCTGGTGGCCAAACTGATCGACACGAAGAACGTGAAGACTGCTAAGGACCCCAACGAGGCCCGCCAAAAGGCATTCGATGACTTCATGAAGGGTGCGTCTACCGACCAGCAGATTGAAGCGAAGCGCGTTGCCGAAACTTTAATCCGCTACGGAAAATAACCCTTGAAACTCATCGACATTATCCACTTGCTGCGTGCCTTCGACCGTGTGTGGGAAGACGCAGCGCTCACAAACGAGGAAAAACTGGCATGTGGGGAGGAGGTCCTCTTCCAACTCCCCCATTCCCACCTCGTCCCAACCACCCAGGCGACCCTTTTGGCCGCTCAGAAGTCCATACGGACTCGCCTGGACACCATCGAGAAACCCAGTGTCGCAAGCACCGAAACCGGACGCTCGAAAGGGCCGAAAAAACCCGGGAAGTCACTTCGCGAAGCTGAGTCAGACGCCTGAAGGCCGCGCTCAGTTAGCTGAGTGGCGTTCCCGGAGAAAGACTACCCCCAAACGGCCCTTCGGGGCCAAGGCGGGGTGGACCAAACACATGCGCCAGAAGGTTATGGCACACGCCATGGCTGAAGCCAAGCAACTAGTGAACATCATGGAACAGAAAGGCTACAACATCCCCAAGGACGAGTACGCCCGTGAAGGTATCGAAGCAGTGGTAGCCATGGTGCGTCTGACGGACATCAGTCCCAAGGACCGCCTTGCTGCGGCCCGCACGCTCCTCGACTTCACGATGGCGAAACCCGCCACCGACACCAACCTGAACGTTAAGAAGGCCGAGGATTTCCTCGCTGACCTGGCGAAAGATATGGACACCGAATGAGTATTGACGCCGTGCGAAAGCGGCTATTCGAGGACTTCGAGTACTACGCCAAGCACGCGCTCAAGATTCGAACGAAGGAGGGGACGGTCGTTCCCCTTGTCCTCAACGACGCCCAAAAGATTTTCATGAAGACTGTCATCCGACAGCTTCAGACAACCGGCAAGGTCCGCGTGGTGGTCCTCAAGGGACGCCAGCAGGGCCTGTCGACCATCATCGAGGGGATCATCTACTGGTGGACGAGCCAACACAAGGCCGTCAAGTCCATCGTTATGACCCACCTCGGGGAATCCACGAAGGCCCTGTTCGACATGGCCAAGCGGTATCACGAGAACGTCCCCGAGATCCTCCGTCCCCATACGAAATACTCGTCCCGCCGCGAACTCTCCTTCGACCTGCTCGATAGCTCCTACATGGTGGCTACGGCAGGCGGTGAGGGTGTCGGTCGAGGCGAAACCATTCAGTTGGCCCACCTGTCCGAGGCAGCGTTCTACCCGCCCGCCACGGCCAAGGACAACATCAACGGCCTCATGCAGGCCATCCCGAGTTCCCCTGGCACCTTCGTGTTCGTCGAGAGCACGGCCAACGGCATCGGAAACCCCTTCCACAACATCTGGACCTCGGCGGTCGAAGGAAAGTCCGACTTCGAGGCTGTCTTCATCCCCTGGTTCGTCCAGAAGGAGTACCGGTCCCCGGTGTCCAAGGGTTTCTCCAGGACCCCCAAGGAAGACGAGCTAGTCAAGCTCTACGGTCTCGACGACGAGCAGCTTATGTTCCGTCGACACAAGATCGCGATCAACGGCGACGAGATGTTCATGCAGGAGTATCCCTGCCACGCCGACGAAGCCTTCCTGACCTCAGGTCGCCCGGTATTCCACACGCAACAGATCCACGGACTCATGCAGATCGCTCCGGACATCAAGGTCCGCATGGAGTTGATCGGCGAGTCCCTCGAGGAAGCCCCTCGCGGCGACCTCCTTCTCTACCGCCTCCACGATCCCGGCGAGACGTACTACATCGGTGCGGACGTGGCTATGGGCTACAAGGGCGGGGACTGGTCTGTAGCACAGATCCTCGACTCGCAGAAACGACAGGTCGGCGTCTACCGATCCCAGGTACACCCCGACTACTTCGCAACAGTGTTGGACAAGATCGGCCAGTTCTTCAACACGGCCAAGATCGGCGTGGAAAACAACAACCACGGCATTCTCACAGCAACCCGCCTAGGCAAAGACCTCTCCTATCCTAATTTGTACTTTGAGACGCACGTCGACAAAGAGACAGAGGATGAGACGGTCGTCTATGGCTTCCGCACCACCGTCAAGACCAAGCCTCTCATCATCGACAAGCTCCGCGCTTCGTTCCGTGAGAAGGACATCGAGGTCAACGACAAGGTGACCCTCAGGGAACTCATCACTTACGTGGTGACCGACGAGGGGAAGATGCAAGCGGAACCCGGGTGCTTTGACGACTGCGTAATGTCCCTCGCAATCGCGAATTTCATCCACGAAGGTCGCTTTACTCCTGTTGAGAGTACAGATGACTTCTACATCGAAATGATTTAATGGATAAGGCTTCCAAGAAGTTCAAGCCTGTGTCGGAATCGGAACTCAAGGCTCTCGTCGAGAAGTACTCCACCTCCAGTGTCGAGTACTACTCATCGAAGCTGTCCGACGAGCGCAAGAAGGTCATGGAGTACTACCATGGCGAAAAGCCCGCTCCTTCCCACGCAGGTAATTCGAAGTACGTCTCAATGGACGTGTTCGATGCGGTGGAGTCCCTCAAAGCTGTGCTCTTGGAGACCTTCAGCGCAGGCAACAAAATCGTATCGTTCGACCCGCAAACCGACGATGACGTCGAACCCATGCGGATCGCTACAGAGTATGCGGACTACGTGATCCACCGGCAGAACGACAGTTACGGCACGTTCGCCTCGGTGATCCAGGACGGCCTGATGGCCCGCACGGGCATCGTCAAGGTGTTCTGGGACAAGCGTGAGGAAGAGCAGGAAGAGGAGTTCAGTGACGTTGACGTCGACTCCCTCGAGATGCTCCAGTCCCAGGAAGACGTTAAGGAAGTGAAGGCCGAGCACGACCCGGAGACGGGCCTGTTCAGCGGCACCATCACGCGCCTGATCGACAAGTCCCAGGTCCGCTACGTCCCCATAGCACCCGAGGAATTCCTCATCACCTCGACGGCCCCCAGCATCGAGGAGGCCCACTTCGTGGCCCACCGGACCCGCAAGACGAAGTCCGAGTTGATCGCCATGGGCTACGACAAGGATCTGGTCTACAGCGTCGGAACGAACGATGACGACGAGTTGTCCATGTCCCCCGAGCGGCTCGCCCGCTTCGAAGACATAGGCACCGGAGTGACCAACCTCGAGGAGGACCAGGACCAGGAGCAGACGGAACACGTGCTCATCACCGAAGCCTACATGCCAATCGACATGGATGGCACCGGTGAGGCGAAGCTGTGGAAGGTCACGATGGCCGGTACGGACGTCCTTCTCGACAAGGAGCAAGTCGACCGCAAGCCGTTCATCTGCTTCACGCCGCTCCCGCTCCCCCATGCATTCTATGGTGGCAACTATGCGGCCCGCGTCATCCCGACGCAGAACGCCCGCACGGTGCTCGTCCGAGGCATCCTGGATCACACGGTCATCACCAACAACCCGCGCCTCATGGTGGTCAAGGGTGCCGTGCAGAACCCCAAGGAACTCCTCGAGAACCGAGTCGGTGGCCTGGTCAACGTGTCGCGCCCAGATGGCATCCTCCCGATGCCGCAGTCGGGCCTGAATCCCTTCGTATTCCAAACGATCCAGATGTTGGACGAGGACAAGGAAGAGGTGACAGGTGTGTCGCGGTTGTCCCAAGGGTTGAACAAGGACGCCATCTCGAAGCAGAACTCGCAGGCATCCCTGAACGACATGGTCAGCCTGTCGCAGCAGCGCGAGAAGATCATCGCCCGCAACTTCGCGAACCACTTCGTCAAGGAGTTGTACCTCGAGGTGTACCGCCTGGTGCTCATGAACGAGAAGCAGACGAAGGTGGTCCGCATCGCTGGCAACTTCGTGCGGGTCGATCCGACGGAATGGTCGGAAGAGGTGACATGTACCGTCGAACTGAAGCTCGGATACAACGAGCAACAGCAAGAGGCGATGAAGTTCCTAACGATCCACTCGACGCTTGCCGCTGACCCTGGTAACGCACGCCTCTACACCGAAGCCAACCGATACGCCGTGTTCAAGACTGCCCTCGAGAAGACGGGCATCAAACAAGTCAACCAGTTCCTCACCGATCCGAAGACCCTGCCGCCCCCGCAGCCTGACCCGTTCAAGGTCCAGGAGATGCAGTTGGAGCAGCGCAAGGTCCAAGTCCAGGAGTCTGTTGCTCAAACCTCCGCGAAGAAGACCGACCAACACGCTCAAATCGAGATGCTCAAGCTCCAACTGGAGAAGATGCAGATGCAGATGGAGCAGGTCATCAAGGGTCGCGAGGTGGATGTGAAGCAGTTCGTGGCCGAGTCCACGGCAGCGCTGCACACGCAAGAGCTTCACCTGGCCGAGAAGGAGATGGAGAAGAACCCGCCGCAAACCCAAGCGGTTCTCAGGACCTAAATGGACCAAACCCTAATGCTCCAACGCGGCACTGCTGCCGAGGAGCTTCTAGCAAACGAGGCGTTCATCACTTCGGTGAACGAACTCTACAACCAATATTTCGCCGAGATCACTGCAAGCGATCTGAACGCCAAGGAGTTGCGGGAGAACCGCTTCTTCCAGCTTCGGGCGCTGCAGGACATCACGAACGAACTTCGGAGTTGGGTCACGCAAAAAGACTCGCTCCTTTCCCCCCACTGAAGAGTAAACCACATGACGACCACCACCCAATCGGGCGTGGCTGATGCTGCGCCGTCATTCGAAGCACTAGACGAAGCTGACGCAGCAAATGAATTTCTGAACCGATGGAGTGAAGAGGACCCGGCAACGGCATCCGAAGACCCTGAGGACGAAGACCCGCGCGACGAGGATGATGAACCAGTCGAGCGGGAGGAAGCCGATTCCGAACCGGAAGCGGACGCAGAAGAGACCGAGGACCCTCAAGAAGAGACCGAGGAGTCGGAAGGTGATCAAGAAGGCGAAAGCGAAGAGGAAGCCCCGAAGAAGGGCAAGACCCTCGACGACGAAGCCAAGGTCAAGATCACCGTCGACGACGAGGAACTCGAGGTATCCGTCAAGGACCTGAAGCGCCTGTACGGCCAAGAGAAGGCACTGACGCAAAAGTCGCAAGCCGTAGCGGAGCAGCGCAAGGCAGTCGAGGCAGCAAACCAGAAGGCAGCAGCACAGCTTGATCGCCTCCACCAGAAGGCCCTGGCCCGATGGGAGCCTTACGCGAAGATCGACATGCTGGTCGCAAGCAAGCAACTGGACGCTGATTCTTTCGCAGCCCTTCGCGCCGAGGCCCAGGCAGCCTACGAGGAAGTGCGTTTCATCACCCAGGAAGTTGACCAGTTCGTTGCAACTGCGAACGATCAACGCCAGAAGCAAGTCAAGGAAGCGGCGACCAAGGCCGTCGAGTACCTCTCGAAGAACGTCAATGGGTGGAACCCGAAGACGTATGAAGAGGTGCGGTCGTATGCGGTATCCAAGGGAATGCCCGAGCACGTAGTCAACGGAGTGGTCGATCAGTTCGGTCTCGAGATGATGTACAAGGCAATGAAGTTTGACCAGGCCAAGTCGGTCGTGACCAAGAAGGTCAACAAGACTCCCGCCAAGGTCCTCAAGCCCAACAAGGTTGTCTCCTCGTCGGCCAACAAGGTCGACACCACCACGAAGCTCAAGCAGCGCCTGGCGAAGTCGGGATCCACCGAGGACGCTGCGGACTTGTTCATGGCTCGCTGGTCTTAACCCAACACTCTCAAGTACCCCAAGGGGCCACACACACATCCTCGTGGCCCTCACTCCATCTTTAGGAATACACACAATGAGCAGCACTGCATTCAAGACGTACGATCAGGTCGGTATCAAGGAAGACATCTCGGACGTGATCTCGAACATCAGCCCGACGAATACCCCCTTCCAGACGTTGGTGAAGACCGAATCGGTCCACAACACGTTGTTCCAGTGGCAAGAAGACAGCCTCGCGGCAGTCGGTTCGAACGCTGCAGTTGAAGGTGCAGATGCTTCGGATAGCGCAATGAACGCTACCACGATGCTGTCGAACTACACGCAAATCTTGACGAAAACCATCCGCGTGTCGAACACTGCTGACAAGATCAGCACCTACGGTCGCGCCAAGGAAACGGCACTGCAACTCTCGAAGAAGTCAGCAGAACTGAAGCGTGAACTCGAGTACGCACTCATCGGTACGGCGCAGAACGCTGCGGTCGGTAACGAGACCACGGCACGTAAGTTCGGCAACGTGTTCGGCACGGGTGCCACGGGTGCAGCGCTGATCGACGCGGGCAACGTGATCGACCACACGGCAACCCCGGTTGCTCTGTCGGAAAACGACATCCTGACCGCGAACCAGAAGCTGTATGAAGGCGGCGGCGAAGCGAAGATCATGATGATCAAGCCTGGTGACTCGCTCACCGTGGCGGGCTTCACGGCTGCTGCTGGCCGTACGCGCTTCTTCGATGGCTCGGCAGACAAGACGGTCGTCAACGTGGTCGATCTGTACGTCTCGCCGTTCGGTGAGCAGAAGGTCGTGCTGAACCGCTTCATGAAGGCCGACTCGGCACTCCTGTTCGCTCCGGAGTACTGGAAGATCGCTGTGCTGCGTCCGTGGACCCGTATCCCGCTCGCAGTGACCGGCGATGCGAACCGCACGCAGTTGATTGGCGAGTTCTCGCTGAAGCACCTGAACCAGAAGGCGTCGGCTGCAATCCGTGGCCTGACGGGTTCGAACGTCACCATCGGCCAGTAATGGCCCTGGGGTCCGTCCGTGACGGGTAAGAGGGGAGAGGACGTGTGCCTCCTTCCGCCCCTGTAGTTCCCTTCTGAGGCCCACTCGCGGCCTCTCCAAATTCCTTTACAGCCGGTGCCGGTCCACTCTCGCCGCGCATCGGCCTTTTTCTTCCCCATGATCCAACTCGACAATGGCGTCAACGTGTCGGTCCAGTCCAACGTGGACGGCCACATCATCGAGACGCATCAAGTAATCCCCGACTCCCTCCTGCAATCACTGGCCGACAAGCGCCTTGCCTCCCACAACGTGCGGGAGCGCGAAATGATGCACGTAGCCTCCATCCCTGCGGCCCTCGTAGACAAGTGGTACCGCGATGGATATGACGTGTTCCAGGAGCCGATCAAGAAGACCGTGGCGAAGCTCAAGAACGAGAACCTCGAGTACTTCCTCGCCACCGAAAAGGCTATCTAAGACATGAACCTTCTACAACTCCGCACGAAGCTCGCAGCGATCCTGAACCGAAACGACGCAACCACGGAGTTGCTGAACGAGTTCCTCGGAATGGCCCAGACGCGTATCGAGCGCACGCTCCGCATTCCTGGCATGGAGAAGATGATGATCACCCAGGGGACCCAAGACGTTCCCTCGGACCAGATTGTCCTCCCTCCCGATTTCCTCAGCATCAAGTACCTCTACAGTGACTGCGGTCTCATGGAGACCAGGGACCTCGGGCACTTCCTGAGGCTCCAAACGGCCCCTGGGGACCCACGGTACTACGTGCGTGTGGGCGGCTCTCTCCTCATCAAGCCGACTCTCCCTGCGGGCCACCAGACCACGATGGTCTACCACGCAGCGCAGCCTCCCATGGTTGCGGACACGGACGAGAACCTCTTCGGCCAGATCGCTGCCGACCTCCTTATCTACGGTGCCCTTAGCTACGCGACGGACTACTTCGTCGACGACCGCACGGCCACGTTCGAAGGACGTTTCAACCAACTCTATGGCGACCTGGACGAGCAGGCCCGCATGACTGACATGGAGCAGTCGGCAATGGCCGTCTCCCCTGCCTACAACACGGACTACTGATCAACAGATGACCACCTCCTTCTTTTCGGGCACCAACGTGGCCCCGGAGGCTGACTCGACCAACGCACTGATCGACAACCTCACGTCTCAGGTCGCCACGGTTACCGCAGCGAACTCCCAAGCCCAAGCGGCAGCAGTGCAAGCCGAAGCCTCCGCGAGCAACGCCGCGATCTCCGAGACCAACGTGTCGTCCCTGGCCCAGCAGGCAACCACCACGCTGAACCAGGCCAACGCCGCTATCGCTACGGCTAACACCGCAGTGGCCTCGACGAACGCTGCGGTAACTTCCTCGGCAACGAACGCCAACACGGCAACGACCCAGGCAGGCATCGCGACGACTCAGGCCACAGCCGCCTCGACGAGCGCGACCAACGCGGCCACCTCGGAATCCAATAGTGCCGCCAGTGCAGCAGCGGCCCTTGCCAGCCAGAACGCTGCGAAGACGTCTGAGAACAACAGCGCCTCGAGTGCGTCGTCTGCTTCCGCTTCGGCTTCCTCAGCATCTACCAGCGCCACCACGGCGACCAATCAGGCATCCTCAGCATCGACGAGCGCCGGGGCTGCATCGTCAAGTGCCGCAGCGGCCTCGACCAGCGCCTCAAGCTCGGCTACTCAGGCGACCAATAGTGCGAACAGCGCCTCGGCTTCGGCAACTTCGGCGTCTCAGGCCGCGACCAGCGCAACCAATGCGGCGAACTCAGCAACTGCAGCCGCTACCTCGGCAACGAATGCCCAAAGCATTCTCTCTTCTGTTATCGGCAAGAACCGGATTATCAACGGGGACATGCGGGTTGCTCAGCGTGGCGCCTCGTTCAGCGCTGCCCCCTCAGTCTCGGTGTATGACTTGGACCGCTGGTGTGTATCCTCGACAGGCACCGGCTGCACGCTGAACATTGTCCAAACATCTCTTACCGATGAGAACGGATTAGCGAAGTTCTTCCGGACTGCAAGCGTTTCCGTTGTCCCTACCAGCCTAGCCAGTACAAACTCCCTTCAGCCTCATCGTCAGGTTATTGAGGGCTTGAATTGCTATGACTTGGTGGGTAAGCAGGTCACGGTTAGCTTCACTGCGCGGGGAACCGCCCCAGGGACCTACGCCGTATCTCTTCGTGATGGTGGCGCTACCTACTCGTGTGTCAAGACTTTCAACATTGCCACTACTGGTGCTGCTGTTCGATATTCCGTTACCTTCCCGACTCTCCCATCGAGCATGACGGTTCCTGAGAGTCCCGCAGCTGGCCTAATCCTGACGATTGGGGCTTTGAACACAGGTTCCCTTCAGGCATCTTCGGCTAACACTTGGACGGCTGGTAACTTCGTTTCCGTGGCTGGGGTTACGAATTGGTCTACCACGATCAATAACAACCTTTCCATTACGGATGTCCAGGTTGAGGAGGGGGCTGTGGCGACTCCCTTCGAGCGCCGTTCGTACGGCCATGAACTCTCACTGTGCCAGCGGTACTACGAGAAGTCATACACCGATGGTGTAGCTCCCGGTACTGCCAGTTCACCGGCTGGTGCGTGGGATACGGCGGGCTATAACACAAGCTGGTTCACGGCCCCTACCATCCCTTTCCGCGTAACGAAGCGAGCGGTGCCCACGATTGCGTTCTACAGCCACATTAGTGGCGCGGCTGGTAAGTTCTATGACAACAACGCGGGCGCAGACGTTACCGCTGCAGTCGGCGGGTTTACTGGAGTAAACAGCTTGCAGGCTTATGGCAACAGTTTACTTGTGGCGGGACATGAATACATGTTCCACTGGACTGCCTCTGCGGAACTCTAAACAATGACCTACACACTCAATCAACTCGGTGGAATAGTTCGGAACTCCGATGGTGCCTTTATACCCCAAGATGAAGCCAATTCGGATTACGCTGCGTACCTGCTCTGGGTCTCCCAAGGCAACACAGCGACTCCCTACAGTCCCCCTCAGCCTACCCCGGCAGAACTCCAGGCCCTCCTAACGTCCACCGTCCAGTCCCTCATGGACGCCAAGGCCCAGTCGTATCACTACGACGACCTCACCACGGCTGTGACATACGCGGACGAACCCTCGGTCCCTAAGTTCCAAGAGGAAGGCCAAGCGTTCCGTGCGTGGCGGTCTCAGGTATGGAACACGGCCTACAGCATCTTGGCTGATGTCCAGGCAGGGACGCGAGGGTTCCCCACGGTCTCTGAGGTCCCTGGGCTTCTCCCTCCGTTCCCGCTGGATTAACCCTCGACTAACGCCATGCAATACCTATGGAACCTCCTGGTCTCTCTGGACCAGTTCGTTAACACCGTAGCGGGTGGAGACCCCGACGAAACCATCTCGAGTCGCGCAGCGAAAGCTGAGGCTGAGGGGAAGCGTTGGGGCTGCATCCTCTGCGGTCTCCTAAACCGGATCCAGAAGGACCACTGCCAGAGATCCCTGGAACCCGACGAGGGCGCAAGGGCCATCATCCCCGATTAAGCCTCACAAAGGATTTAAACATGACATGGTGCGACGAAGCACTGAAACTTATTAAGGAGTTCGAAGGATGCCGCCTCAAGGCATACCCCGACCCTGCGACCGGTGCCGCACCATGGACCATTGGGTACGGCGCAACGGGACCCAAGATCGGCCCAGCAACGGTATGGACCCAAGTCCAAGCTGACCAGGATCTCCTGGACCGCGTGGAGGCCCTCGGGAAGCACATCGACTCCGAGGTCAAGATCGAACTCTCGGACGAAGAGAAGGCCGCCCTGTGCAGCTTCATGTACAACGTGGGCACGGGCAACTTCGACCACTCGACGATGTTGGCACTCCTTAACAAGGGGGACGTCGAGGGAGCAGGGCACGAGTTCGTGAAATGGAACAAGGCAGCAGGCAAGGTCATGGCTGGCCTGGTCGCACGCCGTGATGGTGAAATGGCTGAGTTTTTTCTCGGCCTCAAGGAGGTGGCATGACCTGGACTGATATCGCAGGCGCGGTCACGAACCTCGCCCCTACCATCGCAGCGGCCATCGGTGGTCCTCTCGCAGGCACCGCAGTCACGGCCCTCGAGCACGTCTTCGGTCTCACCCCGGGTTCCAACGACCCCGTGGGGCAGCGCCAGGACGCCGTGGCCCAGGCGATCTCCGGAGCCACTCCCGAGCAGCTTGCAGCCGTGCGAAAGGCCGACCAGGACTTCCAAGTGGCTATGGCCACGCTGGGGTTCAAGGATGCCGAGGCCCTCGCGGCGCTCAAGGTCCAGGACGTGGCCGGTGCCCGCACCATGCAGACCTCCACGCGCTCCTGGGTCCCACCGATCCTTACCCTGGTCATCACCATGGGCTTCTTTGGCCTGGTGGCGGGGATGATGTTCCTCAACACCCCGGACGCCAACAAGGCGATCCTGTACAGCCTCATCGGCTCGTTGGGCACTGCCTGGCTGGCCACCATTCACTTCTGGTTCGGTGACACGAACTCGAGCAACGACAAGACCACGCTGCTCGCGAAAGCGCAGCCGATTGAGTAACGAAAATGGAAGACAACATCGACAGCCGAGTAGCGAAGCTGGAGTTCAGGATGGACGCACAGGAAGAGAAGCTCGAGGACCTCGAGGACTCACAGGAGGACTTTGGGACATCCCTGAAGGCCATCGAGAAGGTCCTGCTGCAGATCAAGTGGGCACTGTACGGCGGTGGCATGGTGTTCGCTGTGAACGTCTTGGGCCTCAAGGAAGTGGTGACGAAGCTCGTCCTCCACTGATACGACTTGACGTAATAGAAGTTATCAACTCTTCGGACCAAAAGAAAAGTCCCGCCGAAGCGGGCTTTCCCGTGTCTAGCCAACCCTTACGCTCACTGGCCCTAGGAAGCTTCGAGCGGTCGTCACATGCGAACTTGAGGAGGGCACATGTGTCGCTCTCATTATAGCCAGGATAGCGCCCGCAGTGAAAAAATACCCCCTCGGGAACCCATTACGGGAACCTTGAGGGGGTCTTTTTCGACTTCAATTGTTGACGAGTGTGGCTCCGCAGGTGGTCGCGCAGAGCTTCAGGGACGAGTTGCACTGGAGCTTCTGGATCCCTGGGGTCAGAGGATTGGACGACAGGCATTCGTTGTAGGCGTCCGAGCAGTGCATGGAGCACGAGCGGTCGGCGTAGCGCCAGTCGAAGTCAGGGGTCGCACAGGCCGAAAGGGACAGGGCTGTGGATAAGGTAGCGATGAGCATCTTCATTGTGGATAACTTTTCTCTATTGTTAAGGTAAACATCTTTCTCGTTAGGGTGTCTTGGGTGACACCTATTCCCGGTGAATTGGTGCCTTGGAAGACACCTATTAATTAGTGACAGGTCGCACCCCTGATACGTGTCACCGATGACACCTATTTCAACTTGTCCCGCAGCTTCTCCCGAATCGCCGGGTCCAGTTTGTCCATATTCTCCAGCAGGCTCTGCATGTTGAACTGCGCGGAGTGGTCGTTGAACACGTTCACTGTCAGGTTCTCGATGCTGATTATCTTGGCCCCCGCGAAGTCCCCGGTCATCATCACGTGCTTCAGTTCTGCCACAGCATTCTTCACACCATCCGGAACGTAGTCCCACGTAGCGGCAGCTACGGGCCTCCCCTGGTCATCCGAGATCCCCACGCGCTCCCGCAGTGTGTAGACGTTGTTCCGCCCTTTCTTCTCTCTGGTGATGTACCCCATGTCCTCCAGGGTCTTCAGTTCCCTGAGCACCTGGCTCTTGGACAGCCCTGTCTTCGTCATGAGGACGTCGATTCCCGGCCACGCCTTGCCTGTCTTGAAGTTGGTATGAGACTTAATGGAGCAGTAAGTGAGGAAGGCGTTTCCGCCCATCTTCGCGGCGTCCCCGTTCTCGAGCATCGCCCGGAACAGGTGGAACCACACAGTCTCAGCCGCGAACATGTCCGCCTGCTGCGGTTCCGGCGCGTTCATAGGAAGCCCTCCTCCTCTGCCTTGGCGATCTCCGCGTCCAGGGCTGCCTCTAGGACATCAGCCACGAACCCCTTGCCGCTCTTGATGCGCCCGAGGCTCTTCAGTGTGTTTAGCTTCGTCCGGATCCGCATGGGGACCTCGAAGTTTACCTTGATCACCTCGTCCTGCCCCTCCCACGTGCGGCGGCGGATAGCTTCCTTCCTTGCTTCCCTCGAAGTTTCCTTCGTTCCTTCAAAGGAAGGTTCCTTGGTTCCTTGGTTACTTCCTTCTTTCCTTGGTTCTAGGGCCGCTGGCGCGGCTCCTCCTTTCTGCACCACGGCCCCCAAGGAGATCGACTTAGACATGTGCCTTCTCCCGCTTGGGTGGGGCGATGAACTGGCTCACGACGAAGTCCGCCACTTGGTCAATAACGATGGCCCCGGTGCCCTTGTTGTGCTCCTTAAAGACGCCGCCTGGGATCATGGCCATCCAGTAGCCATTGAGCTTCGGTACGTTGTGGGGGATCACAGGACCCATAGCGGCTAGATTGCGGGTTGCGTCGAGCGCTACGGCCTTCCCGTTCGTCTCGTTGAGCAGGAAGAAGAAAGGCTTTCCGAGGCCCTTACACATAGCGACCGTAGTCTTCGCCGCGCGTATGTCATGCGGAGAGTGCTTCACAGGGATGATGACCATGTCGGCCAGTTTTATGGCCTCCTCGTTGATCGCGTGGTCCTGCGGAGGGGTGTCGACTACACACCACGCGTACCCGGCGCTTGCAAGCTCTGCGTGTTTCCTGGGGAGGTGTGCCACGTCTTCGACCAATGCAAACGCAGGGGTCTCCTTGGTCCTGTCGTTCCACCATGCCGAGAGGGACCCTTGGGGGTCTAGGTCCATAGTCACTACGGGGCCGTGCCCCAGGTCCTCTAGAGCACACGCGAAGTGCGCCGAGTGCGTGGTCTTTCCGCTGCCGCCCTTCAGGCACGAATACACGATGGTCCTCATTCTGGCTCCAAGGTAGGAAGGAACGAATGAAAGAATAAAGGAAACTTCCAAGGAAGGAAACTTGGTTCCTTGGTAGACCAAAGCCCCGACAGAGCGGGGCACTGATCACTTCGCCTTGGTGAACCTATCGATCACCGCATCGGCCATCTCGTTTGCCGCACGGTCCAGAAACACCTGCATCGACTTCATCCCACCCACGTTCTCAACGATCCACTTGACCTTGAGGTACAACTCCGGTTCCATCTTGAAGTTGTACCCCATGCGCGGCTGCGCTTGGATTATGTCTGGGTTTTCCCAAGGGAAGCGGGCCGACTTGGTCGCCTCCTCGCGGGCTAACTCCTGCAATCGGGCGATCTCCGCTTGTGCCGCCCTCAACTGCTCCTCAACACTCATCGCCGCTTTGTCTGCTGCCTTTGAAGCTACCTTAGCAGGAGCTACACTCTTGCCCGATACTGCGTTCATTTGGCTGGTCCTCGTTTGTGTTTTCAGTGCTTGTACTGTACAGGTTCGTGCAGTCCCTAGCAACCTTTACCACTTCTGTTAGTGTGGTACATCTAACACAGAGGCCAAACTCTTCCCAAGCGTGGTCCCAGGTGCTATAGGAGCACTCGAGATTCCCGTCGATCAGCAGGTGGTGCTGGTGCGACTCGGGGTCTTCCTCGGTGCCTTCGGAGACCAAGGACACCGTAGTATTATCAGACAAATAGGCAGAGATCAGTTGCATGTTCTTTGAGGGGTCAAGATTCGTTACAACTTGTTGCAAACGCTTTCGCGGCGGCATTAAATGTAGCATTTGAAGGAAAGGTTTACAAGTAGGATGAATGTGACAAAAACCCAACAGTAAACTTTCCCTAAGTTAGAGGATTACCGCACAGCCGCCAGCAGGTCCTCGTCCGAGATGTGGGCGTAGCGCATCGTCGTCTGTATCTTACGGTGTCCGAGGAGCTTCTGGACTACCGCGATGTTCCCAGTCCTCGACAGCGTCCGGGTTGCGGCGGTATGTCGCAGGGCGTGAAGGACGAAGTCGTCGTCCCCCTCGAGGCCCATAGCCACCTTCAGGCGCAGCCATACAGCCCGCAGTTTCCCCTCGTCCAGGGCGAAGGGCAGCCCCTGGGCAATCGCATCCTGAGCACGGACGCTGAGGGGCACCGAGCGGGGCTTCTTCGTCTTGTTGACCCACAGCCGAACCCACGGTCCATCCACGTTCTTCGCCTCGAGCTTCAGGATCTCCGAGCGGCGCATTCCGGTGTCGATGGAGACCGTAAGGAACCTAGCGACCTCGGCCTCTCCCCAGGTGTCCAAGAGGGCGAACATCTGAATTTCTTCGACTTCTGTCAACCAGCGGGTGCGTCCCTCCGTTTCTTCCTTCCATTCGAACTTCGGCATCTTGGCGAGCCACTCGCGCTCGAAGCCGTACTTGAGGACCGTGTGGATGTTGGCCAGCTTGCGGTTGACCGTGGCGTCCGCGATGGTCCCTTGGACCTCCAGGATGAAGTCGTCGATGGTCGTCGTCCGGACGTCCTCGAGGGCCAGGTTGCCGACCACCTTGATGAACTGCTCGACGTTGCGGTAAGCGGTGAGTTCGTAGGCCTTGCCGCGCCACAGGGCCTTGGCGGCGATCCGAAGGAGTTCGTGGAGGTTCTTGGGAGCTTGTACCGGCTTGGTGGTCTTCATTCTTGTTCTCCTTTGGTCTGAAGGTATCTTCTCAGGTTCTTGAGACGACTTCTGTCTCGATCCGCACTGCTGTGTTCGCTTCCGTACACACATTTGTTCAGTGCGCAATTGCCGTAGATGTGACTGTACCAACTTGTACGACACGATGCAACTGTCTGATGAAAAAAAATCCCCCGACCGAAGTCAGGGGAAAACTTACCGCGAGAGGGGATCAGTTGAACAGGATCCAGAGGACGAGGAAGAGGAGGAGGGTTTCGCCGAAGGTCATTCGTACACCACCGCGTCGATGCCATAGTCACAGCCATCGTAGATGTAGCCACCACAGCCCCCTACGACCACCGAGGGTCCCCACCAGGCGAACGGGTCGTAGTAATAGACGCTACCACCGAGCAGGAGGATTGCGAGGATGACCACGGCGATGAAGATCAGCACGTCAGCGCCCGAAGACTGGGCCATTCCACTCGAGGTCACGTAGACCGGAGCGGGGGCCACGTAGGGAACCATGGGAGCAGCGACGATCACCGGGGGCCTCGCGACGATCACAGGGCGCGGGGTGTAGATCGGGACCACGGGACGCGCAATGATCACAGGGCGCGGAGCGATGTAGACAGGGCGTGGGGCCACGTAGACGCGGGCCATCGGGGCCGAGCGGAAGCCACCACCGTAGTAGGCTGCGTTGGCGCTGGTCGTCGAGAACAGGCCGATGAAGGTGATGATCGCGAGGAAGCCCAGGAAGAGGGCTGCGTACGGCTTGTGGAACTTGGGTGCAGGGATCATGCGAAAGTCCTTGTATTCAGCTTGGTCACCCAGAAGCCGTCGGCGTTCTTCGCCATACCCTGGGCATTCATTTGCATCGGTGTGAGGCAGCGGCGGGGGTTCTCTTCGTTCCCGAAGTCCCCACGGCGATGCTTCTCGAAGGCCACGGTCGAGTTGAAGAACTCGGCGCAGCGCGGGCACTGGTTGCGGTCGCCGGTGAGCTTCATTTATGTTTGGTCATCTCGTAGTGCAGGGTCCACCGGAGCCGCGTGGAGAGAATCTGGATCTCCTTGGCAAGCTGGTAGATGTCTTGGTTCACTTGGTTCGACCGCGTCATCTCGTCGAGCTTGGTGATTCGCTTGGCCAGTTCGATCTGGAGTTCCACCGAGAGCACCTCGGACCCTATGGCCAGTTCTTCGTAGATTTCGTGGGTGTCCTTGATCATTCGTGGGTCACCGTAATCCGCAGAGCGGTCGCGTAGGGGAAGAAGTGCGTCACCTTGCGGTCGTTGGAGTAGACCGACAGCATCGTGTCCCCGAAGGACCACGCAAAGTCCCGCCCACTGTACTGGTGCGCGGTTCCGTTGTAGACGTATAGGGTTGAGCGATTCATTCGACGATCTCCAGGCGCACCTTGGCCACCTGCCACTGCCCCCCGTTACCAGCACGGGCCTTGGCCTTCGCTTCGCTGCGGTACAGGTGCGGGGCCGACGAGGTGCCCGAGGGGCCACCCATGAAGGTTCCAAGGGCTGCCTCGTAGCGCGAGTAAGGCCCGCTCGGGACCGTGGTCTTGACCAGCGCCCAATAGAACTCTTGGTTCTCGAGCTTCATTGCGTGAGTTCCTTGAAGAACAGGTCGAAGAAGTCCGCAGGGACCCACGACTCATGGTTGTTGTACGAAGGGATCACGACCTTGTATCCCGGGATGTTGTTGCGGGCTTCGGGTGTCGCTTGGCAGAAGTAGCCGCCGTAGAACATCTTCATGCCAGTGCGATCCTCGGAAGTTCGACGATGCAGTCGATGGCCTCAAGCAGGTCCAGGTACACCTCGTCTACATCTTTGTCCAAGGCTTCCTGCGTCTCCTCGTAAGCGAGGAGTTCCTCGTTGAATCCGTCGACCACACGTCGTTCTTCATCGGTCGGTGCGCGTCCCTTGGACTGCACGGTTTGCATCAGGGCCGTAAGGACGATGGCCTTCAGCATTACTTTCGTTGCGTTCATTGCTCTCTCGCTGTATTCGGTTGGTTACTGCTGATTCGGGTACAGTTGGTTCAGGTGCTCGATGGTCTTCTCGACCTCTGCGAACGTCTCCTCGGTTGCCTCGCGGTAGCACTGCGGACCCGGGTAGATGTTGTCTTCCACGGGACCCACGCAGGGCCGATTGTCGATCAGCATCCCAGTGGCCTCAGCGGTCAGCAGGATGTTCGTGCAGGCCCGTACGGCCCCGAGGTGATGGACCAGTTCCTTGCGGTCCACGCGCTCCCCGGAGACCCACTGGCCGAGGTGCCGCAGGATCGCGCCCACGTACGTCATGGCCTCGACCTCGGTGGCCAGGTAGTTGTTCTCGCCGTACTTGCGCTTGCCGCCATGGAGCGCCGCTGCTTCGTGCAGTTGGGCGATCATGTGGATCAGGTGCAGGGGCGGCTTCTTGTCGCCGTAGAGTTGCTTGGGGTTCGCAGGCTTGGTGTTGGATGCATTGGTGGCGTAATAGCCTGCCGCGTTTAATTGCATGTTGACCAGGTGCTGTGTCAAGGGGTCCAAAGTTTCACCTCGTTGTTTTCGAAGTCCCAGTCCTCAGCGCGGAGGATGCGGGCCATTCGTGCGTTCATGAGTGCGTCCTCCTCAGTGAGTCCAGCCTTGAGGTACGCGTCGACCACGGTCTTCCATACTGCCCCGTGCTTGTCCAGGAGCTTCTCGGCGGTCTTGGGGCCGATACCCGGGCAGCCTCCGTACCCATCCGTCGCATCGCCCATAAGGGACTGCAGGAGGAACTGTCGGTTGCCGTCTTTCTCGTTCGATTCAACCCATTTGCCTTCGAGTTTCTGGTTGAGGTGGAACATGCGGCCAGGGATCGTCAGCAGATCCTTGTCCATGGTGGCGGGGAAGGCCTTGCCAGGGAACTTCGTGGCCAGGATGCCCATGCAGTCGTCGGCCTCGAGCTGGTCCTTCTCGAAGAACGGGTAGGTTTCCTTGGCCCAGGCCTTGAGTACCCCGTAGCCAACCGGCTTGGGTCCGCGCTTCGACTTGTAGAGCGGGTTCAACTTCTTGCGGTAGTTGTCGCGCCCGGTGAAGCAGAGCTTGAACTCGGAGATGCCCGCCTGGTCGATGACCTTGTCGAGCCACTCCTGGAAGCGCCGCTTGCCCTTGGCGAAGTCGAAGTAGAAGGACCAGGTGTCCTCGTCCCACTCGATCTCTTCCTGGGCACTGGCGCACGACGAGAAGCATGTGATGTCGGCGTCGATCAGGAGCATTTGTGGATCTTCCCGTCTGTTACGGTGCGTACAGTCGCCACGCACACGGAGGCGAAGGTCTCTTCGATCACTTCGAGAGTCTTCGGGGTGTCGCTTCGGTTCCAGCGGGTCATACTGCGTGCGTAGGAAGTCGCGGGTGCTTGGGCCATGTACGGGCCTGCAACCTGCTTCTCACCGTCATAGACGTAATAGAGAGTGATCACAGGGCCTCCAAGGACTTCGTGACCTTCACGCGGTAGTCGGCAACCATCACCGTCTCCCAGATGGAGAACGTCTCGCCGTCCTTGCCATGCAGGATCGCTGCCTGTTCTGCTGCGGCCACGCTCGGGTATTCCGTGGTGCCGATCTGGGTGCCCACGCAGATGCGATAGGTCACCGGCTGCGGTTCCGGTTCTTGCTCGACTACCTCGACCACTTCCTCGACGTGCTTCACGCGCATGGAGAAGCAGCTACCCAGGGTGCCGTTATCTGCCGACACATAGAGGATGTCGTCGTCGCCCAAACGCGTCACAGTCGCCTTAACGCCCATGGTCAGCGTGCTACTGTAGTCCTCGACGAACTCCACGCGGTCACCCACGCGGAAACCATCGGCCTCGAGTTCGCTCGGGTAGAACGCACCCACATCTCCATTGCCCTGCACGCCGATGCGCGGGGACCATGCCGGTGACAAACTGTCGACCACCAAGCGACCACGGAATGCCTCGGGATGCTTCGATGCTTCAACGGCCTTCAGACGCACCTTGTCACCAACCTTGAATTCGTTCGTATTGCTCATTTTCTCTCTCGCTTTTTGGGGTTGTTGCGGGCTTTCGATTCCGCCGTGAGGCACTCGAGGCCCTTGGTCGTGAGGTGCCACCGGTTGGTGAACTCCCCCCACTCGACCATTGTTGTGATGAAGCCAAGGGACGCGCCCATGGCTATGTCGATGGCGTGTGCTCGGGCGAAGTTGCCCTTCACGTACACGGGAGCGTTTCGGCACTCCCGCAGAACGTGCATGAGGTCTGTGTGTTGCATCAGGCTTTGCCCCACTCACGTATCCAACGGCAAGCAGAGCTAACCGTCCGACCGTACAAGGACGCCAGATGGGTCCCCGTGCATCGGGTCTCTTCCCAGTACTTCCTGGCGGACTCGCGAAGCTCCGAGTACCTCTCTAGGTTCGTAAGGATCGCGTGGTCTTTACCCGAGATGCACTCAAGGTGTTCAACGTTCTGGCACGCCCTGTTTCCGCACTTGTGGTTGATCTCATGGCCTTCTGGGATTGGGCCGTTGTGTGCCCTCCAGATAAAGCGGTGAAACATCTCCGCCTCCCCCGTACCCCGCTTACTCCATGCCTTTCTAAAATAACCGTCAGCATTCAAGCGGTGCGAGAGGGGGACGAGACAGCCGCTGTCCAACTCAATGAACCGCAGTGCAGTTGCTCGTTTATCCATCAATGTGTTTCCGCCCAGTTATTTCCTATCTTGTACTCAGCATCGACAGGACACCTAAAAGAAAAGAACTCGCCAGCACGCCGTGCGCACTCGACCACCATCTTCCCGAACTCCCCCTCTAAACCTTCTCGGACACCAAGGGCTAGCTCGTCGTGAATGAAGCCCATCAGCGTCCAGTCGCCCTCCCAGCCATACTTCAGGCCGCGACGCTCTGCTTCCTCGAAGACCTCAATGACCCAGCGCTTCGCAATGGCCGCACCGGCTCCCTGAAGGAGGGTGTTGAGGGCAGCGTGGGCCGAACGAACCGACAGGCGTCGACCGTCCAGGCCGATGAGATAACCTTCCTTCTTGGCCTTGGCTTCGACAGCAGTCTTCAGTTTCCCGAGTGCCGGGAGAGATGCAAGGAACTGTGCCTTGAGCTTCTTACCGATAGAGGCCTGTGCGGTTGCTGACTTCTCTGCCGCAACAATGGAACCTATCTTCGCGTCCCCGGCCCCATACAAGAAGGCATAACAAAACGTCTTCGCGTTGTCACGTGTCGGGAGTCCAGCGGCCTGCTGGTTCACCGTGTGTATGTCCCCGTTGAGGATGACGTCCACGTAGGCCCCTTGGTCCCAACGAGCCATGTAATGCGCCAGGCAGCGGAGTTCAATACCCGAGAGATCCGCACCGACCTGCTTGAACCCTGGCCGCACTGTGAACAGCGCCCGACACCCCTTACCATGCAGTGCGCGGATCGACGGCACTTGGGCCACGTTGGGGGCCGAGTGGGTGCAGCGTCCGGTCACCGCGCCGTTCGTGTTGATCGAATGGTGGATGTGGCCGTCCCGCTCGAGCTTGAGCCACGCCTGGTCGCCTTCCGCGATCTGGCCGACACGCTTCTCGAGCAAGAAGAAGTCCGCGAGGATCTGTGCTTCCTCGTAGGGGAGCTTCTTCAGGATGTCTTCGTCCACCTGGGGCTTGCCGCCCTCGGTGAACTGCTTCGGCTCCCAGCCGTACTTTGCGATCAGACGTTGGGCGATCTGGTCCCGTGAACCGGGGTTGAACTCGATCACCTTGTCCTTCAGGCGCTTGCCGGTCTTCTCGGAGACCCTCTCGATCACCAGGGGCGGGAACGTGGCCACCATGCGAGCACGAATCGTGTCGCGCTCCTGGGCCAGCTTCGAGTACAGCGCCACCGCAGCCTCGACGTTGAACGGCCAGCCGCTCCGCTCCATCATGCTGCAGTAGTGCCGCGCCTTGTGCTCCATCTCGATTGCGAGGTCGGAGTACTCGAGGGCCATCAGGTGGTTGTAGAGGGCCTCGGTGACCTCGACGTCCAGGTCGCAGTAGTCGCCCATCTCCGGGCAGTACTCCTTCCACTCGAGGCCCGCAGGGTAGTTCTGCTTGCCCCAGGCGTCGATCCACTTCGACTGGTCGCACTTCTCGCGCATCTTGGGAGACAGCGAATCCAGGTGCTCCTGCAGCGGACCTCCGACGTTATCCAGGATCCACTGCAGCTTGAAGTCCGTCGAGTACTCGCCCTTCTGGAGACCGAGGCGGTAGCCCCAGGCTTCGAGCTTGTGCGAACCGATCAGCTTCCCGGGCAGCTTGCCCGCCTTGATGTAGCCGCCATCGCGGTTGAACATGTCGCTGAAGAACAGCCGCGAGAGCACCAGGGTGTCCACGACGTTCGCCAGCGGGACCGTGAACCAGGGGTACAGCTTCTGGATGACAGGGATGTCGAAAGGGATGATGTTGTGACCGACCAGCTTGCCCGCCTCTCCGAGCTTCATGAGGAGGCGAACGCCTTCCTCCATGTTCTCAGCAGTGAAGCGCCTCACGTTGCCGTTGGCCGGGTTCTTGATCGAGAGGCAGTGGATCTTGGAAACGATGGACAGGAAGCCATCTGTCTCGATGTCGAAAAACGTGATGCGCTGCATGGGACTCCTAAGTTATTCAGTCAAGCCTTTCGGCATGTGGTCGTTTTCGATCAGCACCTTGAAGTTCTGCTTCGATGCCGTGTGGTAGACGATGATGCCCTCGGGCTTATCGAAGCCAGGGACCGCAAAGGAGCCGCCGTCGATCAGCTCCTTCATCGCGAGGTCGACAGTCGCCATGTTCCCGTTCGTAGCCAGTACCGGGACCACCTCGCAGCACTTCGGTGTGTTCGGGTTGTGCCGACCCCAACGGGCCGTGTTGAATAGGGCGAAGCGCTTGTGATCGAGACCGTAGCCGCGTTGGATTCCCTTGCCGTACCACTCGCCGAAGTGCTGGCCCTCGCCGAGCTTGAAGAGTTCGGCCTGGTTCTCGTAGCACCACTGGGCGAAGCCGTAGTTGTCCGTGGCCTTGCCGGGGGTGATCCAGCGGGACCGCGAGCCGACGCGCATGGTCGTCAGGCGTCCGTCGAGTGCGTACGTCTCCGCGATGATGTGCTCATCGGCGAGGCGGTCATCGACCGTGATCACCACCTGGGCGTTCGTGCCGTCCAGCTTCTCGGTGATGACGATGTCCCGCTTCAGGCGGGGGGTCTTCGGGTACGGGGTGAATTCCATGTTGTCTCCTTAGCGCGGGTCCGCGAGGTCTTCGAAGCGGGCCTTCAGGATTGTGTAGAGGGTGCGCTGCGCTTCGACGTCGAGGACAACCATGTCGTCTTCGTCCAGTTCATCACGCTCGTCCCCGTTCTCTTGGTACAGGCAGACGCAGTGCGACGCCTTGTTGAAGCCCATCCCGATGCGCGTGGTCTTCGGGCCGTTCGCGCCGACCGAGTCGAACTCAGCCAGCAGGGCACCGCCTTCTTCGTGTTCGTTGATCATGTCTTTCTCAGTTGGACCAGCAGTGCATAGCGACACCGCCCTGGTTGTTATCGGATGCGGCCACGGTGCATTTGTGACCTTCAGGGGACACCATGTCGAACAGTCGGACGTCCGTGGACCCGTAGGCCACATGTTGTCCATCGTTGCGGATGGTGTTGTTGCCTGCCAGCGACATCTGGCCGTCTCGGCTGTTACACCCAGAGAGCAGGGCTGCGAGGACCAGCATGGAGACTGTGTATTTCATGTCAGGCCTCGAAGCGGTTCTTGAGAATGAGGTACAGCGCGTGCTGACCGGCCAGGTCCAACTCGACCACATCGGTCGTGTCGAACTCTTCCTGGATGAGGTACAGGTGCGGCTCCTCGTTGGCGAACTTGCCGATCTGGATGTTCGCGTCCTGGTACAGGGTTACCTGGTTGGGGCAGTCTTGAGTGTTGAGATTGCTAAAAGCCATATGCTTCCTCTGCGGTTTCTTCGGGGGCGAAGGCCTCCGTATCGAAGAGGAGACCTGTCGCGGGGTCGTATCCCAGGGGCAGGGTCTTACCCGTTGCCTGGCCGGTGGGGCGATCCTTGATGACGCGGAACGTGGTGATGTGGCTCTCCTCGTCCTCGCCTTGCGTGTTTCGTTCAAGGCCGAACATAAAATGACTCCACATCCCGATGGCGTTGGAGCCACGGAACTGCGCCTGCTTCACACGGCCACCTTCCTCATGCGGCGGGCCGTCCTTGGGCCGCGTCAAGTGGGAGATGAAGTGGAGGTAAATCTTCAGCTCGAGTGCGAGTGCCGCAAGCTCGGCCATGATCTGGTCCAGGCCGCGCCGCTCGTCCTCTACGTTCGCTGCCAGCGCAGTCAGGTGGTCCAGGTAGATCGACTTGCAGCCGAGGCCGTGGACCATGTAGCGGATCTTCGCCTTGACCACTTCCCAGTCGGCAGCGCCGAACGAGTCATAGAGGTGCAGGCGGTCACCCTCCGAGATAACCTCGAGAGCGGCCCTACGTTCCTCCACAGTGGCCTTGCGGGGTACGTGGAGCACCTTACCTACCGCCTTGCCTG